GGGTAAATGAGGGGGAAAATGTATCAATTAGTACCAGTAAAACACCGAGTGGAGTGATGGCAATTAACCAGATAAAAAGAGATATAAGGAGGAAAATTGGCTCTGTTAAGTAATAATCAGAAAAACACAGTTATATACACAAATTCAACGTAATCCTGTGGAAAACTATATTAATTGTGGAAAAAAACCTTTTTTAAATATATTTAAGTGTTTTATTTCGATTGAATTAATGTGAGTTTTTATTGTTATCTTAGCGAGCAGTCTAACACAAACGCCCGTAAATTGCAAGTGGGGGTGATACGAATTATCAGAGATTACAGATAATTATTGACAAGAATTGAGAGATAATATACAATGGTTATATAACACTTAGTGGCTGCACAGTTTATGACAGTTCCCGCGTCTAATTTACAGCAGAAACAGTATCGAATTACGCTGAATCTGTCAGTACTAAGTGATTTTAATCCGCACCAAATTAACTATGAAAAGTTATTCAAATTAGATGAGGATTGTGAAGCCCTAAGTGTAACTATTGAGGACTTAAATTATGAGTAGTTAGTGTTAGTTTTCCACAGTTAATTAGTGCTAAGTTAGTGTTACTTAGTGTAGATAGTTTTAACTGAGTTAGTATAAACAAATAGTGATTAATGGAGCCCTTTAAATTGTTCCTATAGTATAAGACCACTTTTATATTATGCTAATCGGAATTGAACTACTAGACACCATCAGAGAAGACGAAACATCAAACGAGAAAACATTAGCAAAAAAATGTGGTTATGTGACAGTTTCAAAGAATGGTACTGAGAAAATTTTATTCACACCATTTTATGAAGCAATTTTAACAGCAAAGGGTGAAAATTGGTAAATAACAGTTAGTGAAAAGACAGTTATTTACGCCCTTATGTTATGATGGGGCGGGCGCGATGCCGTATATAAAAAAAGGCAACTTCCCTAACCTACAGAGGTGACAAAACGCGAGAGAGATATTTAAACCAAATTAAAATTTTTTTCCTGGCTTAAAATGAACTATGGGTGGACGATACTAATATGGGTGGCGATAGGACTTTATGTTTTTTCGTTTTTAAATAAAGTTGATAAGAAACCAAAACGCAAACGTAAAACAAAAAAGAAATAAAAATTTTTCGGCGGCTAAAAACCGCCTTTTAAGTTTTTTCAAAATTCATGAATATATACATACCTTTGTATGGTTTGTTCCGAATCCTCTAAATACAATTAACATTATTTAAAGAGATGGTTGGAATTCAAGAAGATACTCTGTACCACATCTACGCGAGAGATAGATGTATCTACAATTGTTTGGACGAAGAACAGTTTGAAGAAACGTGGGAGATGTTGAAGGTCATGGTGGGAATATTAAAAACGGATTATACTGAAAGTGACTTATCCTATGTAAAGATTAAAGGGAAGGTTGGATATGGTGGGCCGGGTAAAGTTATATACACAGAACCTGCGGGAGAAGATTCATATTAAGTGGTATAAATAAGGTGCAGTCCCATTGGGGACTTCATGACCTTTATGTATCACAAACATGACCAAATTCAAAAGAAGCGCAATCCATATAAGAGACCAGAACCAAAGAAATACGTAAGAGAAAAGTATCATCAGATAAGAATATATTTCAAGTGTGAGAAAGAGAATAACATTGACAAACAGCAAATAAACTGATAAAATTAGTATAGGTGATCTTCATTTATGGCAAAAGGATTTAAAGTAAAAACAGTCGCACCGAAAACAAAAGGCCCTGAATGGGACATCGATGCAATTAAACAACGAATGAAAGGAAAGAAGATTGTCTTCTGCCTTCCCGGTAGAGGATGCTCTTATATCTTTTTAAAGAACTTTGTTCAACTTTGTTTTGACATGGTTCAGAATAATATGAGTATTCAGATATCTCAGGATTATTCATCTATGGTAAACTTTGCTCGATGTAAAGTTCTTGGAGCAAATGTATTACGTGGCCCAAATCAAAAACCTTGGGATGGTAAGTTAGAGTATGACTATCAGTTATGGATTGATAGTGATATTGTCTTTGACACAAACAAGTTCTGGCAACTATGCGATTTAGCATTACCTGCCGAAGCAGTTGAAGATGAAACAAAGAAGAATGGTATCGTTGCAGGATGGTATGCCACTGAAGATGGTCAAACGACTTCTGTTGCTCACTGGTTAGAGGAAGATGACTTCCGTAAGAACGGTGGAGTGATGAATCACGAGACCGTTGAGACCATGGGTAAGCGTAAAAAACCATTTACAGTTGATTATACTGGTTTTGGCTGGGTAATGATTGAAAAAGGAGTTTTTGAGAAACTCGAATATCCTTGGTTTGCACCTCAGATGCAGATTTTTGAGTCAGGTGAAGTACAGGACATGTGTGGTGAGGACGTTTCTTTCTGTTTAGATGCTCAAAAAGCAGATTTTCAGATCTGGTGCGACCCAAGAATACGTGTTGGACATGAAAAAACTCGAATCATATGATTATTTTCTTCTCTTTTCTCGTAATTCTCTTTATTATTACAGTTTATATTCTTTATAAGTACAATCCACATCAATAATGGCAACAAAATACAACATGGGGGGTGTTACAATTCAATCTACCCCCAAAAAAACTCGTCAAGGCCGCTCGGCTCGAACCAAACTATCCGCAACTTCTCGAAATGCTGCTCGAAAAGCATATCGTGGACAGGGTAAATAGTAAAAACTACTTAATTTTTCAATGTCTTGCCTTATCGCAAACCTTCCTGCCTACGAAGTATGGGTAAGGAAAGAATATTTAACAGATCATAAGAGTGGACACGGTGAATTTGTTAAAGGAGTCTGGGTTTCGGTTAAATCGATTCCCGGACGTGCTTTTTATTTTGAGACATATTTACCTGAGTACGCTGCAATGTTCGATAAATTGCCAATATCCGCGTTTGTCTCGGATCCTGAGAAGCCATCACCTGATATGGAACTGCATAATCTTCAATTTTGGAACTGTATGGACTATGGAGTGACCACAATTACGAAACAATTCATTGGTTCAATGCATTATGAGATCTATACAAGAGATTATGGCACTCAAACGGGCACTTATATCTGTACGATTGACAATTATCATGAAAGTGTTGACCAAATTGACTATTCAACCAGTGAACAACCTGCTGAACACAAGTCTCATAACCTAATTGAACTTGATAATGGTCAATTTGCACTGTATCCGAACAATCGAATGAGAATTTTTGATAATAGTTTGACTCCAGAGGTGCCAAAAGCACCAGATTTCAAGGTTTCGACCGTATATTATCAAGTTGAGAACGGACATGACCGTGATGGCCTTGGAAATGATGAAAATTATTTCTGGAAAACAGCAAAAGAAACAAAAGCCAAGGATGTTGAAATTAATATTGAACCAGAGTTAGGATAAGAGCGTATAAATAAGTTAGATCAAGTACGTTTTAATGCCTCAACAGCGGGTAAGTCAGAGTTTTAAGGATATAAGTATGTCATTTGAGACTAATCCTCTCAATGATGACCTTATTGGTTTAAAAAATTCAAGTGCAATTGCCCGTTCGATAAGAAATATCGTCTTTACAAGGCCTGGAGAAAAATTTTTTCAACCAGAATTTGGTTCAAGAGTATCAGAATCACTTTTTGAGATTGTAGATCAAGTATCTTCACTATCAATTCGTGATGAAATCCGAAATTCAATCATAAATTATGAACCAAGAGTGAAATTATTGAGTGTGGATGTTGTTCCAAATCCGGAAGATAATGAAATGAATGTTACGATAAAGTATGAGATCGTAGGTATTGATATTCCACCACAACAATTAGATTTTGTGTTACTTCCAACTCGATAAATGGCACTCATAAATTTTACAAATCTGGATTTTGAGCAGATTAAATCAACTTTAAGAGATTACATTCAAAGTAATTCAGATTTTACTGACTATGACTTTGAGGGATCTAACTTATCAACTATTTTAGACGTATTAGCTTACAATACTTACATCACATCGTATAATGCAAACATGGTATCGAATGAAGTTTTCATCGATTCCGCAACTTTACGTGAAAATGTAGTTTCTTTAGCTAGAAATATTGGTTATGTGCCTCGATCAAAGAAATCTTCAAGAACAAATATTAATTTTTTCGTTGATTTGTCAGATATTTCACCAACTCCGGCAAATTTAACTCTAAAAGCAGGCCCTGTGGCGAGCACGGGAGGTCAATTTAACAATCAATCGTTCGTTTTTGGTATTCCAGAGGACATAACCGTGTCTGTAATTGATGGAATTGCAAATTTTGATAGTATTGAGGTATATGAGGGAACATATTTAAGTCAAAGTTACGTATTTTCTACTAGAAATCCATTTCAAAAGTTTATTTTACCAAATAGTGGAATTGATTTGGACAGTTTAGTCGTAAATGTTCGTCCATCATCACAATCGTCAGTTAGAACCACTTATAATCGACATGACAGTCTTTTTGATAATGATACTGGTACAACAATTAATGGTAATTCAAATATTTACTTCATTCAAGAGGTTGAAAGTGAAAGATATGAGGTAATTTTTGGTGATGGTATATTTGGAAAAAAACTACAAGATGGAAATGTGGTGGAAGTTACATATATTACAACTAATGGATCAGATGGTAACGGTATAAGTAATTTTACATTTTCTGGATCACTATCATTTGTAAGAAACTCTGTTGAAATATTTGTAACAAGTGGAATATCTTTATTAACAAGTGAAGGTTCATCAAGTGGTGGTGAGAGTATCGAAAATATTGATTCAATTCGTAAATATGCACCACAAATTTACGCAACACAAAACAGAGCTTTAAGTGCAAATGATTACGAAGTTTTAATTCCTAATAAAATCTATCCAGAAGCTGAATCAATATCTGTTTACGGTGGTGAGGATCTTGTTCCACCTCAATATGGTAAGGTTTTTATTAGTATTAAACCAAGAAATGGTGATTTTGTACCGAATTTAATAAAACAAAATATCAAAAGGGACTTAAAAAAATATGCAGTTGCTGGAATTGTCCCTGAGATATTAGATTTAAAATATTTGTTTATTGAAACAAACAGTAAAGTTTATTACAACACAAATTTAGCACCAAGTGCCTCATTCGTATCAACGATCGTACAGAGGAATTTAACAACATACGCTAACTCTTCACAATTAAACAAATACGGTGCTCGATTAAAGTATAGTAAATTACTAAAAGTAATTGATGAAAGCCATGAATCAATAACTTCTAATATCACAACTGTTGAGATGAGAAGGGATCTTCGTTTAGCTGTAAATCAACCAGCTGAATATGCGATTGATTTTGGAAATCAATTTCATATAAAATCGATGACCGGATATAATATTCGATCAAGTGCATTTAGAGTTATAAACATAAGTTCTGATGTGTATTTGTTTGACACACCTGATATAAGTGGTGAAAAAGGTCAAGTTGGTTTATTCTCACTCACTGAAGGATCATCTACACCGATTATTCAAAGAAAAAATATCGGAGTCATAAATTATAAGACAGGACGCATCACTTTAGATCCAATAAATATAGTATCAGGTAAAACAAAAGACAACGTTCAAATTATGGAAATATCTGTAAGTCCAGAATCGAATGATGTTATTGGATTACAGGATCTATATCTTCAATTAGATAGTAGCGTTGTTGAAATGGTCGTGGATCAGATCAGCTCTGGTAGTGATCCTTCAGGATCAACATATACAGTAACCACAAGTTACAAAAACGGAAGCATCGTTAGATAGCAGATGTCAGAAAAAAGAATTAAATTAAATCAAATTGTAAAAAGTCAATTACCCTCTTATGTCAAAGAGGATTTTCCGCTTGTTGGTGAATTTTTGTCTCAATATTATACAGGACAAGAATATCAAGGTGGGCCAATTGATTTAATTCAAAATATTGACTCTTATATAAAATTAAGTGAATGTGGTAACTTAATCAAATCAACAAATACGACTACAAAAGTTGGAGTAACGACTTCAACTATTTTTGTTTCCAACACAACAGGATTTCCTGATAATTATGGTATATTAAAGATTAATGATGAAATTATAACTTATGAAAACAAAACAGATAATAGTTTCACAAACTGTGTAAGAGGTTTTAGTGGAATAACATCTTTTCGTAACCAATCAGATCCCGAAAATCTTGTTTTTTCAAGTTCTACAGCTGAAAATCATGAAAATGATGCTGTTGTCGAAAATTTAAGTGTTTTATTTCTTGATGAATTTTTAAAAAAAGCAAAAAAACAATTTTTATACGGTTTTGAAAAAGATTTAAATGAAAATTTAAATAAACCTCAGTTTATTCGTCAATCAAAAGATTTTTATTCAACACGGGGAACTGACGAATCTTTTAAAATTCTTTTTGGTGCTTTATATGGGGAAAAAGTTGATATAATTCGTCCAATTGAAAATGTTATATCACCATCTAATGCAAATTATCAAAAAACAAGGGATATAATAGTTGAACCATATGTTGGTGATCCAGAAGATCTTTTAAATAAGACACTTTTTCAAGATGATTTTGAAAATGTGTCAAAAGCATACGCACCAGTTGGAGCAGTTGAAAAAATAGCTGTTGGAATAATTACAAATACATTTTATAAAATAAGTCTTGATGGATCTCAGGTTGTTCCTGACGGATCTACAAGTATGATATATGGTGAATTTTCTCCACATGCAAAAACAAAGATCATAGGTGAGGTTGGCATAGCTCAAACTTTTATCGATGTTGATTCCACTTTGGGATTCCCTAATTCTGGAACATTATCATTTTTATATAAAAATGGGACATCTGGTGTATGCACATATGCAGAAAAAACAATTAATCAATTTTTAGGAATTAATACAACAGGAATAACCACATCGATTGCAGATAATACATCCATTGATCAAAATACTTTTGCTTATTCTGGTGATGTTCAAGTAAAGATAAGAAATGTTTTAAACAATTTTATAATACCACCTCTGGTTAATAATCAAGTAGCAAATAGTAAAATAAAAATAAAAAATTTAGGTAAAGTTGGTGAAAGTGTAAAAGAAAATAATTGGTTATTTAACACAGCACAAAGTTATGTGGTTGAAAAACTTGAAATTATTGATAGCACAAACAACACTTTTAAATTAACAACTAAGGATACAAATATTTTAAGAATAGGTGATAAAATAACAACTCATGAAACTTTAGCTTCGGGATCTCAGTGGGGTGATAATATAACAGATACTTTTGATCCTGCTTCAAATAAATTATATGTTGTAAATGATGTATTCAATAATAAAGAGTGTTTAATTTCGGGAACTGGAATTAATGATCCTCGTAAAATTACAAAAGTAACTAGGAGAATTTCCAAGGTTGATTCAGATATTCATTCAGATTTAAATATTTTTACCGCAAATATTCAAAATATATACACGAAACCTGACGGTGGTTTAGTAAATGGAGTGAAATATTTTGGGCCATCACATGAACATCCAACAAAGGGAGTTCAAATGGTTGGTGCTAGACACGTTCCGTTTCCACATGCAACCATAACACCAATTGAAGGTCAAAATAAAGTATATGTTGCATCATCATCTTTACCATTTACTGGTGTCACAAAATTAAATCCAAAAACTCAAAAATTAACTTTTGGTGGAACATATAATTTAAACGATGAAGAGATAAAAATATCTGATCAGGTCGATCATAACTTTTTTACAGGGGATGCTGTTTATTATACACCACAAAAAGGATCTGTTAATACGATTGACTCTGAGGGTAATGTAATAACTCAAGAGTTTATCATTAGTCGATTATTCCCAGAGGGTTTATATTATGTAAAAAGAATTGATTCCAATACTGTAAAGTTAGCTAAAAGTCAATCTGATATTTACAGTGGCATATTTGCAAAAGTAACTCCGGACGGAGGAGTTGATAATGTTACAATATCATCAAATGATATTGAAAAGTTTTACTTTAATGGTAAAAAAATAAGACCTCAAAAATTAATAAGAGAAATACTAACTCCTGTTAAAGATGGTAAAAAACATGAAACATCTCCAGGCTATACTGGTATACTTGTTGATGGTGTAGAAGTTTTAAATTATAAATCAAAAAATTTTGTTCACTATGGTGAATTAAAATCAATTAATATTGTAGATGGTGGAGAAAAATATGATATTATAAATCCACCTGTATTATCAATTGAAGACACTGTAGGTAGTGGTGCTACCGGTGTTTGTGCTGTAAGAGGGACACTAGAGGATATTCGCATATTAGATTCTGGATTTGATTATATTGAAGAACCAATTATCAAAATAACAGGTGGAAATGGATTAGGAGCTAACGCAGTGGCGAAGCTCAATGCAAAACCTTATGAGATTATTTTTAATGGAGATGGTGTTGGTCTTGGGACAGTAAAATTAGACACTGCTGGTATTAATACCTCTTCAATAGGATTTACTACCTATCATAAGTTTAGACCGGGTGAGAGGGTCATATACGACCCTTTGGGAGGCATTCCCCTTGTTGGTTTATCAACAGATTCTTTATATTACGTTTCCTCTGTATCTGAATATACCATTCAATTACATAAAACTTATGATGATGCAACTTCTGGTATCAACACGATTTCATTTACAAATTTTGGATCTGGTGTTCAATCCTTCAAATCATTAAATGGAAAATCAATATTAAGTTCAATCGTAATATTAGATAAAGGATCAGGATATGAAAATAAATCAAGATCTTGTGCATCCCTCGGTATTAATACATCTCTAAACACAGTTACTATTAAAAATCATGATTATAAAAATGGAGAAATTTTGCAATACTCTGTTGATGGAACAGTAGTTGATGGATTATCTACAAATAAAAATTACTATGTAACAGTAATTGATAATGATACTTTTAAATTATCAGAGGTTGGCACTGGATCTACAGACAAACGATTTTTCTATGATACAAAACAATTCAATGAATTTAGAAATACAGGAGTCGGAACTCATAGTTTTAATTATGAACCAATATCAGTTGAAGTAATAGGTAAAGTTGGAATATCATCAATCGCTGGAAAAACATTTGAAGCTGTTGTTCAACCTATTTTTAGAGGTGAAATTACAAGTGTTGATTTGACAAAAACAGGTGTTGGATACGGTGCATCTGAAATTTTAAACTTTGTTAGATCACCTAAAGTCAATTTGTACTCAGGTAAAGATGCAGTTATAACTCCTGTAGTGGCTAATGGAAGAATAGTTGATGTAAGTGTGAGTTATGGTGGAACTGATTATAATTCACCTCCAGATTTAGTAGTATTAGGAATAGGTTCGGATGCTAAATTAACTCCAGAATTAAATTCATCAGGTAATATAATTTCAGTTAATATTCAAAGCAGTGGAATCGGTTATGGAGTAACATCGACCTCAGTAAGAGTAGAACCTTCAGGAAAAGGAATTAAATTTAATCCAGAACTTCAAAAATGGAGAGTAAATGAATTTAGAAAAAATTTATCAAATTTAAATGATGATGATGTATTCATAAGCACACCAACTAATCGTCTTTTTGAATTACAGTGTTCTTATGTTTATGCCCCTAGAAATTTAAGAAGAATATCATATGCAAATGATCCGGATGGTAATATTTTATATGGTAAAAAAGATTTAACACTCATTAATAACGTTGAAAGTAATAGCGATCAACACTCACCAATCATTGGTTGGGCTTACGATGGTAATCCAATTTATGGGCCATATGGTTACTCAACAAGAACTGGTGGTAGCATAGTTCAATTGAAATCTGGATACGTAGATGAAACTATAAAAAAATTCAATAGACCTCCGGTAAGTGTATTTCCACCTGAGTTTTTTGTGGAGGATTTTACATATAAAACATCAAGTGATGAAAGTGTTTTAGATGAAAATAATGGTAGATTTTGTATAACTCCTGAGTATCCAAATGGAACTTATGCTTACTTCACAACGTTAGATTCAACTGCTGCATCGGATGGTATATTTAAAAACTTTAAAAAACCTAAGTTCCCATATTTAATTGGAAATGAATTTCATTCAGTACCAAATAAATTTAACTTTAGTAGATTATCAAATCAGGAAGATTTTGATTTAAATAAATCAAACTCAATAAGAAATGTTTTACCATATTCATTTAATAAAGATTTTAGTGGATACGACTACGTAAGAGAGTCTTATAAATTTGTTAATCAAGATACTAATATTGATTTTGCTGAAAAAGGTAAAGTGGATAGTATTGGAATTACTTCTGGTGGAAGAAATTATAGAATTAACGATAGAGTTGTTTTTGATCCTAGTGTTGATAGTTCTTTTAAAGCAGATGGAAAGATTACATTACTAAATGGAGTATCAATATCTGAAATAAACGTTGATAGCACAAAAATTTCAAATATTGAGTTTTATCGCCAAACCACAAATACTTTTGTTGGTATTGCATCAACCGCTTTAAATTTAAAGAATAATACAAAAGTAAGAGTGGGTGGACTTACCACAACAACATCATTTTTAGAGGGTGCTTATAACATTGGAGTGAGTTCATCTAAATTAGTTTTGACACAAGGAATAGGGACTGCCACAGCCACTGGTATCGTGACCTTCTTTAATATTTCTGGTAATTTATCTGATGTAAGAGAAAATGATATATTCAAAGTTGGAGTTGGAACAGAACAAATAAAAGTTCTTAATGTTGATCGATTATCATCAAGACTTAGAGTTCTTAGATCAGTTAATTCTACAACTGGTGTTTCTCATACAGCTTCAGTTGTTTTAGAAAGTATTCCAAGAAGATTTACCATAAACACAGGGGTAAATACTACATCTAAATTAAAACAAAATAAAGAATTTTTCTTTAATCCACAAGAAAGTTTAGGTTTAGGAACACTTCCAACAAGTGGTGTTGGTGGCGTTGGAATTGGAAGCACGATAGTTTTTTCAAATCCCGGAACAGGGTTAACTCAAATATTTGCACCAACACAATCAATTTATCTGCCTAATCATGGACTTGAAACTGGTGATGAAGTTGTTTATGAATTAAACAAATTAAGTGGATCAGAACAATCACCATTAGTTAAATTCACCAATCTTCCACCCACAGTAAATACGTTTTTGGGTGTTGGTGTAACTTTATTTGTAGCAAGAAAATCAGTTGACTTTATAGGATTATCCACAATCCCAGTTGGAGTAGGATCAACTGGAGGATTTGTTGGATTTGCGACAAATGGTTCTTTTGTACCCATAGGAACAGGAAATGCGACACAACCACAATTTGATTTACTTTATTTTCTTAACTCAGGTATAGGGTCAATTCATAGTTTGAGAACACAATTTCCTGTGGTAAAAGGTGAGTTAGAAAAAAATGTAGTTACGGTTGTTGGATCTGGAACACACGGACTTTTAACTAATGATACAGTTTTTATTGATGTTAAATCAGGTTTAACTACAACGGTAACGGTTAAGTACAATAAAGATAATCGTAAAGCAGTATTCAATCCTTTAAACTTTGTGGCAGCTGGAATAGTAACTGCTGGATTTTCAACGAACACCACAGGAAAAGTTCCAAGTTCAATTGAAATAAAAGAACATGATTTTGTCACAGGTCAAAAGGTAATTCATACTTCAGATGGGCCAGCTTTAGGATTAATTAATAACAAAGAATATTATGTGTATGTCGTTGATTCCGATACTATTAAGTTAGTTCACAACAAATATGAATTATCACAAACTACTCCTAAATTTGTTGGAATCACCTCAGCCGGAGATGGCACCCTATCATTAATTAACCCCCCTTTCAACTTTTATAGAAATTCTAATGTTGTGTTTGATTTATCAGATGAATCTTTATCTTATACTCAAAGTGCAACAAAATATGCAGCATTTTATTTTGATTTTTATAAAGATAATAGATTTTCGGAAATATTTGAAACTACTGGATCATCAATAACATTTGATGTTTCTAGGACAGGAACAATCGGAGTCACTGGAGACGCTAAAGTAACGTTAAAAATAAAAGATGACACTCCAACTACTTTATACTATAAATTATCACCAGTTGAAGTATCGGATAATTTAACAGAGAATAAGGATATTGTTGCAGACGATGATGTTAATTTAAACAATCAAATTTCTATTTTAGATAGCAAATTTAACGGAAGATTTGATATCATATCAACCGGATCCACAACCTTTACTTATGATATTGATACTTATCCAGAATCAGGTTCATACTCCTCAACAAATTCTAAATTAAGGTTCACAACAATTTCAACAAGTGCTTATGGTAGTGTTGAACAAATAACAATTACAGATGGTGGTGGTGGGTATAAAGAATTACCCGGTATAACAACTATAACATCAGATCTTGGTGTAGGAGCAGTTATAGAGCCTTTCTCAGTTAGTGTTGGTAAACCTACAAAAGTATCTTTATCAAATATTGGATTTGATTATCCTAATGACATAACCTTAAGACCTGAAGCTTTATTTCCACAAGTTTTAAGAATAACACCTTTAACTGGTTTTAGATCAATCGGTATCACATCTTTTGGAAGAGGTTATATCACAAATCCAAGTTTAGTGGTAATTGATGGTGTAACAAAAAAAGAAATAACTGATGTTGATTTGAGATATAATCCAAATGAAGAAATAGTCGAAATTTTAGAAAATTCAGAATCTCTCAATAATGCTCCACCTACAATCATACCCATTGGTAACTCAAATGGTATTAGAGCGAAAAATTTTGAATATAATTCATCAACACAAGAGGTCACTGTTACTTTAAAAAATTCATTTAGTGGCACTTTAAATGCTATAGGTGAATATATTGATCCATTCCCATTTACCGTTGGTGACAAAGTATTAGTTGAAAAGGCAAGCGTTGGTGTGGGTTCAACTGGATTAGGATATAATTCTGATCAATATGACTATGCGTTATTCCCAGTAACTGCAGTTCATCCAAACTACGGTGGAATTGGAATAGTTACTTACAGCATGGCTGAATATCTGGAAAAAGACACAGAATTTCCCGGTGTTTTTAATTTAGTTAAGTCTGCAGCAACGCTCATTCCTGATAAATGGTTCCCACAGTTTGATATTGTCTTACAACCAAATGATTTTAGAATTGATGATGAAATTCAAAGTATAGATTCTTCTGGTCTTCTTATCAAGGGAACAGTGGCTGATTGGAATAATTCAAGTAAATATTTAACGGTAGAAAGCACAAGAGAATTTGAAGTTGGTAGAATTGTTGAACAAGTAAAATTTAGAGGAGAGAGAATTGGAAGTAAGGAGTATTCTTCCCCTACCGGTGCAAAAGGAATTATAAAAGAAGTTATATCATACAAATCAAAATATAATTTAGATTATTTTTCAATCGTAGAAAATGGTTGGGAATTAGAAACTGGATTTTTAAATAATGAACAACAGCGTGTTCATGATAATGATTACTACCATGCGTTTTCATACGCGATAAAATCCAAAGTTCAAGTGAGTGAATGGGAAGATACTGTTAGTTCTCTTAATCACACTTCAGGATTTAAAAAATTTAGCAATCTGCAAGTTGAATCAAAATTATCAGATTCAAGAGATGATGATTTAATTGTAAGACCTGTTGACGGAACAACGATATTAGTTGAATTAGTAGGTAAAGAAAGTTTACAATCATTCCATGATTTTGATTTAGCCTCTGAAAATTACATAACAGGTGCAGTTAAACCATATTCTGATGAAATTAATTTCAAAACAAGATTATTAACGGATTACTCTGAATCTGTTTCTAACAGAGTTGTTACAATAGATGATTTTAGTAATTTATTTAACAACAACGCAAGATCAACTCCTTTTGCAGATGTTTATAGAAACAGATTAGATGATGGTCGAGTTCAGTTCTTTGTGGCTTACATTCAAGACAGATTATTTACAGGTGAAAGACAAATCATGATAGTTAACACACTACATGATACTGGTCGTGGATTAACAATGATGAATCAGTATGGTTCTGTTGAAACCACTTTAGATTTGGGATCATTTGATTTTGTCATAGATGGTGTTGAGTCTGTCCTTAGATTTTTCCCCCATAAATCT